CGGACGGAAAGTTTACAAAGGCCGACGACGGTGGTAAAAACGCTCACGCAGCAGATGCAACGTCTGCTGAGCCTGACGACGAGGGCGGTGACGACCTCCCCGAACACGCCCGCAAGGTGATCGGGAAAAAGCACAGAGCCATGAAAGAGGCCGAGGAGTTTGCGCGCGAACAATGGCGCAAGCGCGAAGCGGCAGATACACGGGCAGACAATCTCCAGCGCGAGCTGGAGTCAGAACGAGCGAAGTCGCGGCCCGCGGCGGAAAAGGCTAAAGAGCCTGACCCGAAAGACTTTGCGACGGTCGCAGAGTACACGGATGCTCTGGTCAAGTACCGCGTCGCCGAGACACTCAAAGCGGAGCGGGATCAGGCCGAGCAGCAGCGTCAGGCTGATGAGGATGCCGAGCGAAAGCGAGCCTTCGGGCAGCGCATCACGTCGGCAAAAGAGAAGTACACCGACTTTCAGGAAGTGGTCGGCTCGATTGCCGGGACTGAACTCGATCGCGTGCATACCGACGTCATCGAGTACATGCAGGAAAGCGAGTTCGGCGCTGATCTTCTCTATCACCTGGCCAAGCACCCGGACACTCTCGAACGGTTTCGCAAGCTGTCGCCGCGTCGGTTCATAGCCGAACTCGGCAAGCTGGAAACGAAGTGGGAGAAGCCGGCCGGCGCTGAGACGACGACGTTGTCACAAGCAGCCGCTGCAACCACCACAGCGAGTCCAGCCGTATCGAAGGCCCCTGCGCCGATCGCGGCTCTGGCGAGCGATAAGTCGACGGTGGTCCACAAGGATCCCTCGACGATGACGTTCAAAGAGCTGCGGGAGTTCGAGCGGCAACGCGACGCGGAAAGACGCGCGCGACGCTAGAGACTTCAGGCGGAGGGGATGGCCACCCTCTTTCTGGAGCCTCGCTGTGTCCAACAATTTGCTCACGATCAGCTACATCACCAACGAAGGGCTGCTCGTTCTCGAAAACACGCTGGTCTTTGCCGACAAGGCGAATCGCCAGTATTCCGACGAGTTCGCGATCAAAGACGCGAAAATCGGCGCCACCGTCAACATCCGCCGCCCGCCGCGCTACATCGGCACGTTCGGTCCGGCGCTCAACGTCGAGGACACGAACGAGACATACATTCCGGTCACGCTGCGCAATCAGTTCCACGTCGACGTGCAGTTCACGACGGCGGATCTGCTGCTGTCGATGGATCTGTTCAAGACGCGCGTGCTCAAGCCGATGATCGCGACGGTCGCGAACCGCATCGACTCGGACGGCCTGTACTTCGCGTACCAGAATACGGCGCTGTCGGTCGGCGTGCCTGGCGTCGCTCCATCCAGCTACTTGACCTACGCGACGGCCCGCGCGCTGCTCGCTAACGAAGCGGTGCCGAAGGGCGAACAGCTCTGTAACATCCTCGACCCCCTCACGATGGCCGCCGCCACCGATGGCATCAAGGGTCTGTTCAATCCGCAGGCACTGATCGGTGATTACGTACGCGCCGGCATGATCGCGCGACAGTTCGCGGGTCTCGACTGGTACGAGGACCAGAACGTCGTCGCCTTCCAGACGGGCGCGCAAGGCGGCACGCCGCTGCTGACTGCCAACACGGGCGGTGCGTTCCTCACAACCGGTTGGGCGCAGTCTGGATTCATCCAGACGAACGGCTGGACGGCATCGACCGGCGTCATCAAGGTCGGTGACATCATCCAGATCGCCGGCGTGTTTCCGGCGAATCCGCAAAGCCGCACGCAGTACGGCAACTCGCTCAAGCAGTTCGTTGTGCTGGCCCCGGGCGGCTACGTCAACAATCCGGCGGGTGCCGCAACGCCTGGCCTGAAATTCGCAGCAGCGACGCTCACCAGCGGCTCTTTCAGTGAGAGCACCGGTGTCTACACCGCGAGCGCTGGTGGCGCGCTGTCTATCCTGATCGGCGAGTGCGTGATCTCGGGCGGTCAGTTCCAGAACTGCGTGACGACCTCGGCCTTCACGGCGACCTCTGCGCTGACGGTGAACGGCGGCACGGCCAATGCCAGCAAGGTGTCCCCGCAGGGCATCGTGATGAACAAGGATGCGTTCGCGCTCGCGTTTGCGGATCTGCCACTGCCGCGAGGCGTGGAGTCTGCGGCCAGGGCCAACGATGCCGACATCGGCATGTCGATGCGCATGGTCACGCAGTACACGATCAATAACGACGCGCTGCCGACTCGCTGCGACGTTCTCTACGGCTACGACGGCCTCTACCGGCAGTTCGCCTGCCGCGTGGCCGGTTGAGGAGAAGCAATCATGCCTTCAGTGAATCCCGGTCCCGCCGTCACACAGACGCTGCAGACCATCGAAGTTCAGACGCCGGTCAATACCAACATCAACCCCGCAGTCCAGGGAAGCAATGCACTGCGGTTACTCGCAGTAGCTAAGGGGGTGAACCTCAATGCTGTCGGCGATACGGTGTTGCCAATTATCAATTCAACCGCATGGTCGCCCGTGACTGTGGTCACGGCCAATGGGCGGGTAGCAGGCGTGCAGGCAAGCATTGCAACGGCATCGCTTGGTCTTTTCACTGCAGCTGCAAGCGGTGGTTCTGGCATCAAGACGCAGGCCGCCTTGGCGGCTAACTCTGCCGTTGGATCGTCTATCGCGATTGCGGCAGTTGCCGCGACAGCAGCTCTCGCCTTCACTGCCCAGTCGGTGTTTGTGAACGTCGGTACTGCCCTCGCGAATGCGACCGTGGATGTGTACCTCTACGGATACGACCAGTCCGCCTAGTCCATTGCCCCGGTTGTGAGCCGGGGCTTTTCAGGAGCATTCCATGCCCGGACCATCAGACATCGCACTCGGCAACATTCAGCTCGTCATGGTTCTGCAGGTCGCCGTAGCCGCTGGCGCCGCACTTGCGGCCAGCACCTCCGAGGAACGCACGTACACCGTCCAGGGCCTGCTACCAGGCGATGTCGTCATGGCCGTCAACAAGCCGACGTTTCAAGCCGGCGTTGCCATCGCCAATTCGCGTGTATCGGCCGCCAACACGCTCGCGATCACCTTCGGCAATTTCACCGCCGGGACGCCGACGCTGACTGCGGAGACGTATCTCGTCGTCATCGCTCGACCGGAGAATCCGCCGCCGCAGCCCACCGCGATCGCGTGATGCCATGTACGACACCGCTGCATTTGCACCGCTCTACACGCGCAGCAATCAGGATCCGGCTGTCACGGGAACGCTACAGCCGAGCACGACGGTTGCGGCCACCGATGCATCAAGTGCCAGCGCCAAGTTCGCTGGCAGCGATCGGAATTCCTCCACGCAGATCCAGATCGCGAACACGAGCACGTCGTGGGCGTATGTGAATTTCGGCGTGTTTGGTGCTGTCGCCGCGGCGACAGTGGCGAGCAGTTATCCGGTGGCGCCTGGGACCGTGGTTGTCGTGACAGTTGATCCGGAGGTGTCAGGCGTAACCATCATCCTCGGAACGGCCGCTGCTACCGGTAATGTGATCTTCACGCGCGGGCAGGGGCTGTGACGTGCTCAAGTCGCTGGGAGGCGGAGCGGGCAGTGTCAGCAACGGCCAGCTCGTAGGGTTCCGGGTTCTCACTGGATCGGGAACTTACATTCCGAGTCCTGGAGCAAAAGCACTGCTGGTGTTTTCGATTGGCGCGGGCGGCGGGTCTGGAGGACTAACCGCACAAAGCACCGTGTTCTGCGCCACTGGTGGCGGTGGCGCCGGCGCGCTCGCTCGCAGCTATGTAACACCGCTGGCTGCGAGCTACGCATATAGCTGCGGCATCGGGGGTATTGGCGGTGTTGCTGGCAACAATGCCGGAGCCAATGGAGGCATAACGACTTTCGGTGCTGAGGCCACTGCGTCCGGTGGGGATGGATCGCCCGGAGTCGATGCTGCCAGCTTCCCCGCAATCATTGGCGGAGGTTTGGGTGGAAGTACAGGCGGTGCAGGTCAGTACAAAATGGGAGGGATGGCTGGTGGCCCTGCAATCGCATTGACGGGTGTTGCAGCAAGCGGCGCGGGAGGTAGCACTCCCTACGGTACAGGCGGCCCCTCGCGTTCAGGTCTTACCAGCGGAGTTAATGCTACTGGCTTCGGC